CGGCGAAATACAGCAAGCGCTCGATTACCACGACTGAGCAGCACAACCATTGCCGGCAGAGTCTCGGCAGAAAGGAACGAAGATGGACCAGCACGAAAATCTACCCGCAGTCGCTCATGACGGCACCGGCAGCGCCATGTCGTTGGTAATGGACGATGGCGCAATGGAGAGCATGATGACGGCCGCGAAGCTCATGGCTTCAGCGCGCGTCACCATTCCAAAGCACTTGCAGGGATCTATCGGCGACTGCCTGGCGGTGATCATGCAGGCGGCGCAGTGGAAGATGAACCCTTTTGCCGTTGCGCAGAAGACGCACCTGACGCAAGGCGGCGCTCTCGGGTACGAGGCGCAGTTGGTCAACGCTGTGATCGTGTCCTGCGGCGCCATCGTCGGTCAGCCCGAGTTCGAGTTTTTCGGCGACTGGTCGAAGATTCTCGGGAAGGTCACGGAGCGCACGAGCGAGAAAAGCGGCGGCAAGTATTACGTGTCCGCGTGGGACAGAAGCGCCGAAGCCGGGCTTGGCGTGAAGTGCATAGCGCGCCTCAAGGGGGAATCCGAGCCGCGCGAGATTGAAGTGCTGCTGGCCCAGGCATGGCCGCGCTTCTCGACGCAGTGGGCGACTGATCCGCAGCAGCAAATCACCTACCTGGCCGTGCGAAAGTTCGCGCGCCGGTACGCCCCTGGCGCAATCCTTGGCGTCTATACGGACGAGGAAATGTCAGCGGCCGATGTTGGCGAGAAGGAAATCAACCCGATGCCTGCGCCGGCGCGGCGCCAGACCGGCAAGCAGGCGGCTGAAGCGGCGAAGCAGCAGGCCGACGCCGAGGTTGACGCCGACGCGCGCGCCGAACTGGTCGGCAGGCTGCAGAAGATCGCGGAAGAGGACGGAGCGGACGCATACGCCGAAGCATTCAAGAGCATCGGCAAGGAAGGGCGCTTGACGGTCGGGGCGGATGAACACGCGAGGCTAAAGGCGATCGCCGCCGAGACGACGCGGGCGATGCGCGAGCTTGACGCCAAGCTGGCTGCCGAAGAGGCTCAAGAAGGTGGCGGCGATGAGTGAGCAAGGGTCTGCCGAGTGGTTGGCAGAGAGAGGAGGCAAGTGGACGGCAAGCCGGTTTGTCGACGTCTTGGCGCGCGACAAAAAGACCGGCAAACCACAGGCTGCTCTGTCAAAAGCGACTTGGGATGTTGTTGTAGAGCGCATTACTGGCCAGCCGAAAGAAGGCCCTAGCAGCTTTTCTCTGCAGTGGGGGCACGACGTTGAAGGGTTCGCACGCGAAGCGTTCGAGCTTGAAACCGGGAAGGCCGTCGAGCAAGTCGGATTCCTTGAGCACCCCCAATACCCGTTCGCCGGGGCGTCGCCGGATGGTCTGATCGGAGAAAGCGAAGGGCTCGAACTGAAGTGCCCGAAAGACTCGGCGGTTCACCTTGCGCGCTTCCTCTCGGGCGTCCCTGCCGAGTACATCCCGCAGATTCAGGGCGGAATGTGGGTGACGGGGTTCAAGCGCTGGAATTTTGCGAGCTTCGACCCGCGCATGCCGAAGAGTCACCAGCTACTGATTATCCCGGTTCTGCGCGACGAGGCGATGATTGCGCGGATTGAATCCGCAGTCCTGGCCGCCGAATCCGAGGCGGCAGAGCTTCAACAACGACTTGAAAGGATGGTGGCGTAATGGGAACACAATTGACAGTCCAGCAGCGCGCAGCAGTGGCGCTTGAATCCAGCAAGGCGGCGGCCGAGCTTTTGGCCCTTGCCGAGTCGTCGAAGGGCATCACGGCGATTACCAACCGGGCAGGAAGGGAAGAGTGCCACTCGGCGGCTATGGCGGCGCAGAAGGCGCGCACTGGCATCGTGCAGGCCGGCAAAGCCGCGCGCGACGACGCAACCCGGTTCTCAAAGGCGGTGATCGCCGAAGAGGCCCGCTTGGTCGCAATCATCCAGCCGGAGGAATCCCGCCTGAAGGCGCTGCGCGACTCATGGGACGAAAAAGAGAAGGCCGAGAAAGCAGCGAAGGCTGAAGCGGAACGGCTGCGCGTACTGGAAATCTCGCATCGCATCGCGCTGTTCATTGCGGCCGCGAACGACGCGGCCCGTTTCGACGTTCCGGCATCTGTTGCAGGAGAAATCCTCGCCGATCTGCAGGCCATTGAAATAGATGCCTCGTTCGCGGAGTTTTTCGGCGAAGCAAAAGAGGCTCATGCCGCAGCCGTTGCCGAGATTCGCGCGACCGTTGAGGCCAAGCATGCATCAGAGGCTGCTGCAGCGAAGGCCCAGAACGAACGAATCCTGGCGAAGATTGCTGCAGAAGAGGCCGCCCGCGTCGCCGAACAGGTCCGCAAGGAAGAGGCGGCAGCGGCCAAGGCAAAGGCAGACGCCGAGGCTGCCGAGCGTGCCGAGCGTGAGCGCGTCGAGGCTGCCGCCCGCAAGGTCGAACAGGACAAAGCCGACGAACTGCGCCGTATCGAGGCCGAGAAGTTGGCTGCCGAGCGCAAAGCGCTGGAAGAGCAGCGCGCCAGATTCGAGGCCGAGCAGGCGGCAGCGCGAGCCGTCGAGGAAGCGGCCCGCAAGGAGCGCGAAGCCCAGGAGCGCGCCGAGCAGGAGGCCAAAGACGCCGAGGCGCGCGCTGAGCTCGACAAGCTTGAAGCGGCGAAGCGCAAAGCTGACCACAAAGAGATGCTTGAAAGAGACCGGATTGTCGTCGGGCAAGATCGCATCATTGAAATCGTCGAAAACGTCGAAGATTTGCAAATGCTCGCCGACATTTACGCGGCGGTCGTCGCGATCACGAATGCCAAAACCAAGGAGGCGGCATGATCAAGAACCTTTCGCTATTGAGGGCTTTTGCTCTCGCCGCGCTGACTCCTTCAGCACCTGGAGCAGTACTGTTTGCCAACACAGCATCGCCCGTTTTCATTCCGCCAAGGAATGACGACAAGCCGCCGGTAGGCAAGCGTAATCGCGGCACGGTCGCCCAATCAAAGCGCCAGTCGCTCAAGGCGAAGCGGCGCAAGGCGCATCGGATGCGCTGCCGGTAACGATCAACGGGGCGGACTCGCAAGGATGGAGGCGCAGCGAGCAGATTTGAGCCTGCGCAGTTAAAGCAGGCGATAAGCCGGGCCAGGGCGCCGGCCGCCCCACCCAATACACAAGGAGGGGATAAGCGCGATCTAAGCGCGCCGATGGAGTCATAGGGTCCGGGCAGTTTCTTCAAGCGGTAGCCGGACGAAGCAGATAGTTTGCCCTTGCGCTTGACTCGTCCCCTATACGCGGCGGTACTCGACTAGACGAGGAATCTAGGGGCTGGTGTGAATCCAGCACAAACAACGAAGGAAACGGCAATGCCGAGCAACTACAACCCAGAAACGGGAATGGTCGAAACCCTCGCAGAGCGATACGCCAGGGAAGCGGCAGAACAGGCACATTTCACCACGCAGGGCGACGAAAAGGAAAAAACAGCATGAGCTTGAACGTATGGACATTCACCGGCAACCTTGGCCGCGACGCCGAGCAGAAGCATCTGCCCAACGGCACGAGCGTCGTTGAATTCTCGCCGGCCGTCGAATCGGGATTCGGCGACAACAAGGTGACCATGTGGCCTCGCTGCGCGATGTTCGGCGATCGCGGCGCCAAGGCGCTGCAGTACCTGGTCAAAGGGCAGCAGGTTGCAGTCAGCGGCGAAATCAAGCTGCGCGACTGGAAGAACAAGGACGGCGAGACGAAAACATCCCTTGAGGTGCGCGTGACCGATTTGCAGTTGATCGGGAAGCGCCAGGACATCGGCGGCGAACAGGCGCCAAGGAAGCGGGAAAGCAGGCCAGCACCGGCCAGCACCGGCCAGGCTGCGGCAAAGAAGCGACCATCGTTTGAAGACATGGATGACGATATCCCGTTCTAGGAGCGAAGACAGTGACACCAAAAGCAAAACAAAATCGCCCGGCGATTGACTGGACGGACAAAATACACATTGTCATTGCGGGATATAATGCAGGGAAAAACACCAAGCTAATTGCTCAAGAGATTGGTGTATCGCTTGATACCACATACCACAAAATATCACGCCTTGT